CATGTATTTCATCTAATTTAGTATCTAATACTTTTTTAAAACCTGTTTTTAAAATATTACCATATTTAATTCTTTCAAACTTTTTACCCTTTATGTTAATGTTTTCACTTTCCATTTTTTCAGGTTTTAACCTAGAAGGAATTAGTTCAACCCCTTCTGGTTCACTAGAAGAATAGTCCATTAACATATATTCAAGCAATTCTTTTCTTGCAGAATTTTCATTCCAAACAAACTTTTCAGTATTACTATATTGAATAATTTGTTCTTCCAAAGTTAATCAACTCACATTAACCATTTAGCCCAAGCAGCACCTTTTTGAATGGCTGAACCTAAATGTAATCCACTTGAAGGAGGTTCATAACTCATTTGTCCGTTTTGTTGGTCAATCCAGTAAGGTCTTCCATATCCGTCTGTTCCATTTGGGGGAATAGGATAGCCCGAACCGTTATTCATGGCTTGTTGGCCTTGTTGATATTGTCCTGTTTGTCCTGTTAAACCGGCAATTGCCATACCTGCCGAGGGCGCAACGGGGTTCATTCCACCCATTGCGGCTCCACTCCCGAACCCTTGAGACTCAAGGTATTGGGACTTCGCAAGTTTCCTTTGGTTTACTACTTCTGTGTTAATTGCTGAATGTAGGATTTTTTGAATATCTAAATCAATGTTCTCTTGAGTCACTTTTTCAAACTCACGCATAGCATCTGGGTTAATTGTCATATTTGAACCAGTTAATGTAAATGATAACTTAGCAAGCATTTGAGAAACTACTCTTTCTGTAACATCTTCCATTAGTTTTTCTAATGTAGAAAGAAACTGTTCACCGTGATACTGAAAAAACTCTTCTACATGGTTGTCTTGTAAAGAAAGTAAATTATTTACATTTTTGAACTGTTGGTCGTTTTGTGCATTTACCGCACCCATTACTGCACCGTTGCTTGTTCCAAATACTCCCATAATTATTCCTCCTTTGAATTACTCATCATTGAATGTAGTCTTTTAGTATTGATTTCTATTTCTGTAATTAACCGAATTGCTTCAGCCATCTCGCTCTCATTATCCTTGACTACGGGTGGACTTATAACCCATCCGGCTGACGACAAGGATAATACATCTTCTCTCGTTAAATTAGTCAAAGGCCCACTCTTTAGCATTTGAGGGATTCTTGGCTTAGGAATGAAGGCTTTAAAATCTAATCCGTGTTCATCTGCTAAAATTTGTTGTTGTAGCATTTCCATTTGTTTATGAACACCTGCATGTTTTGGACAATAAGTTCCTCTTAGTGGTCTTCCTCTAGTTACATTGTCTAAAGGGATTGGTGGTCTTAAATACTCACCTGATTCCCAAATATGATGCATTCCACAAACAACACATCTATCTTTTAAATTAAATTTATACCCATACTTAAAAATAAATTTCTTTTTTTCAGGTAATAGTATTTTTTTAATTTCTTTTAATTTCTTTTTAGGTTTAAGCGAATCAAAAACATATTCTTCAATAGGGCCGGAGGCTCTAAATTGTTGTATTTTAGGCAAAAATAAATTATTTGCGGTCGGGCTATTTATTAAACTTGGTTGTTGATACATAATTATTCCTCAGTAATCCTTTATTAAAGTTGTAATTCCTTTGTAAACCATTTCTGGGTCGGACTTTGCCGAAACAATATATTTGAATGTTGGTATTCCTTTATCATTTAATTGTCTCATTCCGTATTTAAATGGTTCAAATATTAAATGCTTATCTATTCCTTGTCCTTCTGCTAATGGGTATTTTTCACCCCATATATCATATTTATTTGCCCAAATACTAACTGCTATTGGATAATCTGCTTCTTTCTTCTTCTTACCGTTAGACCAAGTATTTGATGTAATAGTATCTACTAAGAATTTCCATGTTAATTGATGGTCTAAATTAGAAGGTGAATCTAAATGCCTATGGTCTATCATAAAAATAACATATTTTACTTTACGACTTTGCATATCTTTAACCCATTCTTTCCAATAGATTGCTTCTCCGCCAATATCAGCACTTCGCAAAGTATGTGAGTCACCATCAAATTTAATTACTTTTCTACTTGCTCTTTCAGTGCCAACTGTTCTTTTGTTTATTTGTTGGACTTCTCCCCTTGTTCTTAACTGATGACTTAAAGTAGTTTTTCCAACCATTGTTGCACCATAAACACCAAAGTTAATAGCATGTATTTTTTTGTAAAAAGAGACTACTGCTTCTGTAATCAATATAGCAAATCCCGCCATTACTGACATAATTAATGCCCCCAACTGTTCCAAAGTTTATCAACAAGATAGCCCATGATATTAACATCAAAGACACCCATGATATTACCTAAAAGAAAACCTGATAAACAAAAGAAAGAACCCCAAAACCATGCTCTCATCTTAATAAAGAACATATCAGCAGAATGCGCCCTGCTTTGATTATAAGCGTAATCCGAGTCCGAGAACCCCATTATGTCGCCTAAAACCATTTAGCCCACCTCATTGAATGGTGGCTAAAAATTCGTTTGGTATTTGACTTTCTTCATAAGAAGGCTGTTCTTGATAGACTTGATTCCAACCTTCCTTCTTTTTAATACCGAATTGTTTCATGCTTTCACGAAGTTTGGTTTTAATTTGTTCTTCTCTAGCAACCCTTTGAAAGTGAGATTCAATCTGTCTATCGAGCAATCGTATTTCTATACGGTCGTTCAAAGATAAATCAAACAATGCTTTCATAACCATGATTCCACCAACGGTAATTAAACCGAATAAGACGGAATGGGCTAAAGGGCCATAAGGGAAGTTAAGCCCATAAGCCGAGTAAAAATAAACATTAGCACCGCTAACTGTTCCAACAAATAAAATTGTCATAACTAATCGAGTATCGTTATTTAATGCCGCCAATTAAATCACCTCAAGCAAATTCAATTGATACTGCTACTGCACCGGAAACTTCTTGAAAATATAGTCCAGTCATGGCTAAAACACCATGCATGTCAAATTCAATTGTTTGATTAGCCGCTAAAGTAAGTCTAGCAAGTTCTTTACCGCTTGCTGCTGTATTATCAAATACTTTAATTACTGCCGCCGAACCTGCAACTTCCGTTGCATGAATGCTAATCAATTTTACTTGACCCGATACAACTAATGTATTTCCTACTAAAACGCCGCTACTTCTACAACCTGCTACCATAATATCACTTCGCTAATTGGAGGATGCAAGCCCCTCCTATTTAATGTGTCGGTTCAATTACTTCTTTAAGGAAGACTTAGGCTTACTTACAGCCTTTGTTTTCTTAAGAGGCATCTTTGGAAGAATTGTCTTTTTTGGACTTGGTAGTAGTTTTTCAACTAAATCTTTAATTAAAAGACTTTCTACTCCCATTTCCTTAGATAAAATACCTACGAATCTTTCGTTCAAACCCAACAATTCCTCTCTATCCTCTTCATCAAAAACAAAGAAAAGATTACTGTCAGAAAGACGAGTAGCCGCCCATTTTACCGAAACGGCTACTCCATCAGTTCTTGTAATTTCTTCTTTTGGTTTGATGTAAAGTCTATGAGTAAATGAGTTATCACTTAATCTGACTGTTACCATGTTATCGCCTCAAAGGTTGCCCCAAACTCGCAATCTAACAGCACAAGCAGGGTCGCCATTATTAGCAACGGTAGCGTTTGTTCCGTCTAATGCCGTAAACATTAGTGCTATTGTTGTTGATGAAGAATACAGCCCTGTTGCAGTTGTTAGCAAAGATGGAACATGAGCGTTTGCACCCTCACTACCACAGATTGTTGCACAGTGAATTGTTTTTAATCCCAATTCTGCTGCTGTAATTACTGCTCCTGCCGCTAAATGTGAAGTAACATCTACTAATGCATCTACTACATATTCGTCGCCAATTGCCTTCGGTCGGATATTTCCTTTATGGTCGGCTAATAGTGTGACTGTATGAACTTGTCCCATACTAAATCACCTCATTGTCCGATTGCTTGGAAATACACTACATCGCCGCTAGTGCAAATTAAGTTAGCAGTTCCGGTTGCTAGTGGCATAGCACTTTTAATTGTCGCCGCCGCCGCTTCTACTGCATCACCTTTATGACAAATGATAATACTATCTAATCGGGATAAACCCGTAACAATGTCACCATCTGTTCCGTCTGTCGTTGTTTGACCGCAGACTAATCTACGGTTTCCTTCTAAATTCATGTCTAATGTTATTATTGTTGCAAATGCCATTCTAAATCACCTCATTGTATGTTTGTTATTTTACCTTGTCCCTTAAAGAAAGAACAACCAACTTCACCAATAGTCCGGTAAAGAGCACGATTGCCCAGTGTTCCAACACCAAATGGATTACCGTTAGAAATACCGTCTTCAAAGTATTGAGTCGGTTTCATAACAGCAAGCCACAAATGGTCAGTATCAAGGAAAAGCATATCACTTAGTTTTGCAGAAGCCGCACCAGTTGAGGTCATGTCCTTAACCGGAATCAAAGGAATGTCGTAGTATGTTGCCACACGGAATCCAACTTCTTGTCCTTTTGTTCCACGAACACCATTAACAGTAGGAACAATTTCCTTTCTGTCCATGAATCGCTCTTGGCTTTGTAATAGGTCAGCAAGTGCTTGAATGGTATCATATCCAGTTAGAATAACCTTTGGTGAACCACCAGCAAGTCGCAAGTTACGAATCATATTGTTAAGAAGTGTAAGTGTTAAAGAACGAACATTTCCGGCAGTATAATCGGTTCCGAAATCAACTTCTGCATCAAGGAAAGAAGCGGCACCGAAGCGTTCTTCTCCATAGATTTTACCAAGTGCATTTGTAGCGGTAGCAGTATCAGTAGCAAGAACTCCACCATCAATTAGGAGTAATTCTGCTCTTGATGTAATAACCTTCAACAAAGAAGTATAATTACTTGACATGTTAGGCATAGCAGCACTTTCACCATAATGTTGCAAAGGCATAACAAGCATCTTGTTTTGAACTTCAGCGTGATGCTTGCCCATATCTTCACGCATTTGCGCTCTAATATCGCCAATTCCATCATCAATCTGTGCCATTTCCATAGCCAATTCACTGAAATCGAATTGATGTGCAACGGTCTTAGGACTCATAAAGAGTTGTGCGTAAGTTGGAGCAATTGGGCCTAATCCATCTTGTGCAGTTGAAAGACCGGCATTCTCAGGAACACCACCAATTAAATCTGCTCTTGGGGAATCGGAACCTAATTCAGCAAGGTTCGCTGTTCCTGCCGCATCAACAGTAAAGAGATTACCGGAACCGCCCGCAGGTCGGCTCTTTAGGACTCTCCATCCACTTGATGTATAAGGTCGCTTTGCAATCATTGATAGTGCATTAACTTCTCGGTTTAGCATAGACCAAACCTTTTGTCCATATACTACATTGTAAAGTGCTGAAACATCGGAAACTGCTGAACCTGAAAAGGTATGTGCGGCTCCGTGTCCGGTATGAATACCGCCTACTGCACCGGCTTGCTTCAATAAAGCATTACCGGCTGGTAAGTTGTTAATTCCGTATGTCTGTGCTTCTAAGTCTGCTATTGTATTAATATATCCTGTCATTCAAATCACCTCAAATGTTGTTTACCATCTTATGAATATCCGACCATTCCATTTCTGCAAGGTCATCTAATGATGGGAGTGTTACTGTTGCTTCTGTTTGTGCCTTAATAATTGAATCCTTCTCTGCGGTCAAAGACTTTCGCAATAGAGTAAATTCTTCCTTCATAGAAGCAATTTCAGCCTGTGCGTCATATTGAGACTTTGCAAGAATGTTCTCACGGGAGTTTCTTTCGGACTTGAATCGAGAGTCAAAGGACTTTCGGAGGTTATCGTAAGCAAGTGCTTCGAGTTGTTCTTCTCGGAATGCTTCATAAGCCTTCTCGATGTTTTGATTAGACAAATCAAGTGAATCAAATTCATTGTTTGAGAATGCCTTAACAACAGGCATATCAGTTGAAGTTGGCTTACCGTTGTTAATAACGATTCGGTCAGCAGGTTCTCCAATTTGGTTTCCTGCGCCATCAAGAGTTCTTAAGTATGCTTTTGCTTCTCCATCTTGATATTCGCCCATTTCTTCTTCATCAGCCATTTCTTCATCAGCCATTTCCATGTCTTCTTCTTCATCAGCCATTTCATAATTACCTTTTTCTTCAGGCATGTTTGGGTTCATTTGTTCTGCTTCATCCTCGGATTCCTTGCGAAGAGTATTAACTTCTTCAAGTAAGGTATCTAATTCGCTTAGGGCTTTTTCTAGTTTTTCACTCATTTTTTCACTTCCTTTGTCTTGCTTTAAAATATCGAATTTTGCTTCTGGATTGATTCCTTTTTCACATATTGTTACTTCATGTAATTCAAGTTTACTAATTTCGTTATAATCACCTAAATCGTTATGACTTTTCTTTACTTTTTGTAATGCCTGTCCACCAATGCTAAATGACCTTAATGAACCTTTGCGAATGTTTCTTCCTACTTCCTTTGCTTTTTCAATGTCATCTCTTAGTTTAATTACTACAAAGAATCCCACATCATCTACTTCGGATTTCCATAATTTTCCAGTTTTATCTCTATATGAATCTACTACTTCTCCAACTTGAACATTAGAATGGTTGGACATTACATTTCTATATTTTGATTCTTCCATGAACTTTTTAACTGAATCTTTGAGTGCTTTTAATGTAATTAAGTCATTTTGCTTATCTACTATTTCAATGCTCGCATATCCGCCAATCATTAAGTCGTCACCGCTTTTAAGAATGCTAAACTCATCATTCCTTGCCGCCATGATACTTATACTCATGTTGCTCAAACCTTCCTATTCACTTTGACTATATAATAGACACGGCTCTATTTAGAAGGGAGGGGTAATTCTTTATACCTATCCTCGTATATATTCCACATTCCTGCATCACTTTCATCATCAGCAGGGCTTTGTTTATATCCAGACCATGCTAACCACATTTCTTTGCCTTCTGCTTTTAATCGTCTAATGTTAAATTTAGTATCAAATTTGTTTCCTTCAAGGAAATATTCGTGATAGCCATGCTTTTGAACACCTAATTTAATATCTCCTTCATCTAGTAATTTCTTCTTAGAAATGTTATTGGCAACCATAGCAGGGAACTTACCTGCTTTACCAAACAACTCGAATATATCATCATCTTTCTCTAATTGGATTAACCAATTTAAATTTTCGTCTTTTAGTTTAATAACTAAATTAAGATTTTCATCATCTCTTATGTATAATCTAAACTTTCCTTCTTGATATTCCTTTGGAGTTTTATATGCTTTTAGGATATTCTCTTCTTGCATTATCTTATCATCTTCGGCGTAAAGTTTCTTGGTTTTCTCATCATAAG